GGGCGAACGGTCAGCGGCTCGTCTGGGTCGAGTCGCTCAAGGCGTGGGTCGACCCGAGCATGGCGCAGAGTGTTCAGGGCATGACCCCGCAACAGTGGGCTGCCAGCATGACGCCGCAGCCGTGGAGTGGCCCGCCGCAGACGACCACCTATTATCGCTCGTCTCAGCCGCTGCAGGTCAGCGTCGAGATCGACGGTCGGCAGATCGCGCGGGCCATTCTGCCTAACCTCCGGGCTGAGGCCGAGCGGCAGGGGGTGACACTGTGACCGCCGATTTCCGGGTTGATGGCAACCCTCTCCCGTCGCCTGCATCGGTCATCGTCCTGCCGCAGGTGCTGGCTGACTCGGCCCGCGGCCTCGATGGAACGCTGCATGTCGACTATCGCGCAACTAAGCGTCATGTGCGTGTTCAGTGGACAGTGCTCTCGCCCGCCGACATGCAGGCGGTCCAGGGCGTGTTGACGCCGTTCCGCGTCGTGCAGCTGAGCTGGGAAGAGCCTGGTGGAACGGTGACCATCTCCGCCATCCCTCAGCTGGTCAACCGCGGGCTCGCCGCCGGGCGCAGTAAGTGGGACAGCGCCGCGCAGCGCTGGTGGTGGGCCGACGTCCAGATCGAGTTTGAGGAGGTCTAGGTGCGGGACGCGTCAACGGCCCATGTCGCGGCGATGGCTGCCACGGTGCGCCAGCTGGAGGCGGAGGCTGAGCTTGTGCTCGGCGGCCTGTATCCGCTCGATCCGCCCCCGCCGGTGACGATCAGCTGGACGCTGCCGCGAATCTCGCATACGTCGCAGCTTATCGACGGGCTCACCGGCGTGCCGCGGCGCTACGCGGTGCTCGGGCAGTGGGTGGTCGGCTCGGCCGACTGGGGAGTCGCGCCCTCTGACGGGGCGCAGCAGATGGGTGCGTGGGGCGATACCGGCTACGTCGGCGGCTCCGGCAACACGCTCACTCCGCCTGCAGTCATCACCGTTACGTGGCCAGCGCCCCGCGAGGCGGTGGCCGTGACAGTCGCCGCAGATGATCGCTGGCCCGGCAAGCCGACCGCGTGGTCGGCCGTGCTCAAACTCAGCGGCACGACTGTGGCGACCGTGACCGGCGGTGGCCATCACCGCCAGACGGTGCAGCTTCCGTCGGCGCCTGTGCTCGCCGACCAGCTGATCGTCACCATCACCGGTTGGACGCAGGGCGAGCGGGTCCGGGTGGTCGAGGCCTCGGCGGTTGATACCGTTCGCTGGACCGGCTCGCAGCTGGTGAGCGTTAGCCATCTGCAGGAGGTCATCAGCGAGGCGGGCGAACTGTCGGCCGACGAAACCGCGGTGCAGGTACTCGGCACCAGCGACCTGCCCGAACTGGAGGAGCGGCTGATGCGGCAGCCAGCCCGTCTGCAGGCGAGCGTCGGCCCGGCCGGTCTGGACCTCATGCATCTGCCGCCGATGTGGACGCGCTCTGCACGCCGCCAGCAAAGCGGGCGGCTCGACCTGCGGGCGGAGGACGTGGTCAGCCTTCTTATTGACCGCGAATTCGCCGGGCTGCAGCCGACCCAGAACATCAGCGTCGGCGACGTGGTGCGGGCGATCCTCGCCGACATCCCATCATCACTGTGGGTGGTCGACACGGCGCTCGACAGTGAGGTGCTGCCGTGGGCGTCGCTCCCCGCCCAGCGGGTGCGCCCGGCGCTGGCGGCGCTGGTCGTGCCGCTCGACCTGACCGTGCTCACCGACTCTGCCGGGCGGCTGGTCGTGCGTCGCCTCGGCACCCCGTCGTCGTGGCTGACCATCTCGCCGTCGGACGTCTACGCTGCCGAGCGGCCGATCGACGACCAGCGGCTGGCGACTCGGGTGGTCGTGCGCTGGGGGCCGCTGCAGCTGGCGTCGTCGGCGCAACTGGCGCAGTGGAGCGGGACGCTCTCTGGTCAGCAGGTCATCTCCCTTAGCTGGGCCGACCCGGCGCGTAACCGCTCGGTGCAGCTGACCGGCTGCACGCTCGTGTCGACCATCGAGGACAGCCCATGCCGCTGGGCCGGGAAGGTGAGCGGCAGCGGGGCGGCATCCATTACGGTCAGCGGGCAGGTGCTGCAGCGGCAGTTTGAGGCGGAGGCGGTGGCCGAGGACGAGCTGGCGACCATCCGGTACGGTGAGCGGGTGTTGAGGATCGACCACCTGCTCGTCCAGTCGCAGCCCCAGGCGCAGGCGCTCGCCGACCGGCTGCTCGCCGAGCGCAAATCGCCGCGGTCGCGGCTGGTGCTCGACTGGCGCGGCGACCTGCGGCTCGAGCCAGGCGACGGCATCAGCTGGCAGGGCGATCACTGGGTCATCGAGCGCATCGAAACGCGCCTGGAGGGGCGATTGACGCAGCGCCTCGTCTGCATCCCCGGGGGGTGAAATATGACGTACGTCTGGCGAAGCCCTGAGAACGTGACGGCGGCGGACCTTAATGCGATCGAGGGCGCACTCGACGCCACCGAGGCGGGGGTTGCGCAATCTGCCGGTGACCTGTTTACTGGGTTTGGGCCCGGCGCCCTCGCCCGTCTGCCCATCGGAAGCAGCGGGCAGGCGCTCACGGTTGTGTCCGGCGCCCCGGCATGGGCCGCCGCGCCGCAGCCAGACCCATCCGAGGACCTCGCCCTGCCGAGATGGTGGGCGCCAACGGAGGCGTACAGATGAGCTGGCAGACACCGAAGACGGACTGGGCGACAGGCGACATCGTCGGCGATGCAGACCTCAACCGGATCGAGGGCAACCTCGCCGAGACCGGGCCAGCAAAGGTCCAGGCGGCCGGGGATCTCATCGTCGCGACCGGCGCACACGCGCTGCAGCGGCTCGCCATCGGGACGAGCGGGCAGGTGTTGCTGGTATCCGGTGGAATGCCCGCATGGGGCAGCGTCGTGCCTGACGAGTACCTCGCCATGTGGGGGTGGTGCTAGTGGCGCGCGAGATCTACACCGGTGGCCCGCCCATCAGCGGACTTGGGACGTCGATGGCCGACATCATCGGCACCGTTCCGACGGGCGAGGTGCTGCAGGTCCGGGTGGCTGCGACCAACCGCTCGACGTCGGCGACCACGCTGCGGGTGAGTGTCACCGACGGCAGCAACACCGAGCTGGCCCGGCGTCTCCACGATGTGTCAATCGACCCGTCTGGAGTGCTGGAGTTTGACGTCCGGCTCACCGGCGGCCAGAAACTCCGCGGTCAGGCCGGGGCAGCCAACGCGCTCGACATCCTCATCATCTCTGGCGTGAGGCAGTTCTGATGCCGGTTTCGCGGTTCCCCTCTGGCGACCGGATTGTACAGGTATTCACGACGTCCGGAACGTGGACCAAGCCCGCCGGGGCTAAGCTGGTCATCGTCCGCCTGTGGTCCGGTGGGGCAGGTGGAGGCGGCGGTGCGCGCAGCACCGCCGCGTATGGCGGCGGTGGTGGTGGCGGCGGCGGGTACATGGAGGTCGAGCTGCCTGCTTACCTCGTGCCGTCGTCTGTCGTCGTTACCGTCGGCGCAGGCGGCGCAGGCGGAGCCGGAGCGGCAGCGGATAACTCCGGTGGCACATCAGGTGCCGATGGGGGCATGACGTCGTTCGGCGATCTCGCGTCCGCCCTGGGCGGAGGCAAGGGCAACGGGGCGACGACGTCAGCAAATGGCGTCGGCGGAGTTGGGTCGACGATCAGCGGTGCCTCTGGTGTGATGCCCGACGTTCGTGGCGGCTCGGGGGCCAACTCCGGTGGCCCTGGCGCGTGGGGCGGCGGCGGCGGGTCTAACGGCGGCTCAAGCAGCATCGGCGGGGGCGGCGGGAGCATACTCGGAGGTGGCGGCGGAGGCGGCGGAGGCGGCGGCTCGTATCACGGGACCGCTGGGGGACGCCGTGGCTGGTTCGCCTCTGGCGGCGGCGGTTCCCCGGGCGGCAGCGCGGGCGTGGCCGGACAGGACGGCCCCACCGTCGGCGCAGGAGGCGGAGGAGGAGGGCAGGGGGCTGCAGGCGGGAGCGGCGCATTCCCGTGCGGCGCTGGCGGCGGGGGCGGCGGCGCACTGAACGGCAGCGCCGCGGGAGCGGGGGGCGCTGGGGCCAACGGCCTGGCCGTCGTGGAGGTGATCCTGTGAGCGGGCCGCGCCGCGCCATCATCGTCGATCCGCAGACGCAGCGGGTCGTCAACGCAATCCTCATCGACCCCGAGCTGCCCATCGAGCTGCCCGGGCATCTGGTCGTCGAGGACGAGTGGGGAGCTGGCCCCGGCGACGCGTGGGACCCCGTGCAGGCCCGTCCGTTCCGCCCGGTCGCCGAGCTGCAGACCGGACAGGGCGACCCGGTCGTTGTGCTGGCCGACCAGCGCCGGGCCATTGTCGAGTCGCGGCGCGGGGACCTTGAGGCCGCTCTCCTCCGCGGCGACACCGAGGCCGCGATGGCGATCATCCTGCAGGTCGACCGCGCCCTTCGCGATCTGGAGGCTTCGCTCGGCCCCACGGAGGTGCAGTGATGGGCGAGCCCCAGGTCCGTTTCCGCCGCCTGCCCGTTGACGACCGCTGGCCCATTACCGGCCGGTTCGGCGAGACGTACCGCGACGGCAGCCGCGAATGGCTGCACCTCGGAGTGGATTTCGGCTGCCCGACCGGCACGCCGGTGTACGCACCAGCCCCGGGCCGGGTCATCAGGCCATACAACGACGGCTCGTTCGGCACGGCCGTCGCCATCGAGCATGCCGACGGCTGGATCACGCTTTACGCCCACCTGAGCCGGGCCGACGTCTGGCCCGGGGACGATGTGCAGACCGGCCAGCAACTCGGGCTGTCCGGCGCGACCGGGTTCGTCACAGGGCCGCACCTGCACTGGCAGATGTGCGACACATGGCTGTTTCCGCGGGACCCGGGGCGTAACCGGGACCCTCTTGCCTATTACACGCCCGGCATGCCGGGGGAGGAGGACGAGATGACTGCCGATGAGCGCGAGCTGTTGCTGCGGGTGGCGACCGTGCTGTTCGGGCCCCCGACCGGCGCTGATTTCCAGTCGGTCGCCGAGGCCCTGATCGCGGCGCGCCAGCTGACTGCCAGCGACACCATCGTGCTGCAGGGGCTGGCCGAGACGCAGCGGCAGCTCATCACGCACACACACGGGCCAGACGGCAGACCGGTGCTGTCGGGGAGGTTCTGACGCATGTCGCTCCAGCTGACCGCTCTCGTCGGCCTCGTCTCTGCGCTCACCGGCGCGCTGGTGACGCTGGCGACGGCATGGCTGCAGGCGCGCACGCAGCGCCGCCGCGAGAGCGGCACTGTGACCACTGCCGATGCGCAGACGGTGTTCAACGCCTACGGCCAGCTCAGCCAGATGCTGCTGCAGCTGACCCAGCAGACCTCCGAGCGGATGCGGGCGATCGGTGACCAGCTGGAGCGCGTGTCGCAGCAGCAGGCCGAGCTGGTGCGGGCCCAGCGCGAGCTGCTTGACCTCCAGCGGCAACAGATGGCCATCCTCGGGCAGATGGAGGCGCGTTCCAATGGCCACTGACGCCGCCGAGTGCTGGGTCCTTACGTGGGAGGCTGATGGGCGCTGGTACGTCCTCGATGTCGCCGATCATGAGGACGCCGAGCGGCTGGCAGTCAGGATTACCGAGTCGGGCCGCCGGAACGTCGGCCTGTTCCGCGCTGCCCTCGACATCCCTCCCGGCACCCGCGAGCGCATCTGGCAGCGGGTGCGTGAGCGGCTGGAGCGTGAGGTCCCGGATGCGTTGATACGGGAGGCCGCGGGATGAGCGTTCAGCCTGGCATCTTTGACCTGACGGTTTACCGGGGCACGACCATGGAGGTGCTGGCGGACGTGGAGGGGCTCGACCTCACCGGTGCGACTGCCTCGGTTGAATGCGACCTGCCCGTCTCGGCGCAGGTCATTACCGGGCCGGACGTCAACCGGCTGCGGCTGCGGCTTACGCCCAGCCAGACCGCGACCGCGCAGCCGGGGCGATACGCGTACGAGGCGTACGTCATGCTCGTGGGCGACGTTCATATGCTCCTGATGGGGTACATTACGATTAGCGAGGGGGTCATCGCATGAGTCAGCACCGGATCACCATCCGCGCCCAGATTCCCGTGGCGCGGGTGGACGCCAGCGGCAACCGGGTCCGATTGACCATCGGCGCAGGTGCAGTCTACTCGCCGCCCATCATCGATGGTGGGACGTTTTAGGAGGTAAAGCATGGCACGTATTCAGCTGCGGCGCGGCGCGTTCAACAACATCCCGTCCACCGGCAACCTCGCGGGCGAGCCGATTTGGACGACCGACCGGAGGACGTTCCACGTTGCCGTCGACGCCACCACGGTCGCCCCGGCGACCCCGGCCGTCGACCAGCTGGCGGCGATCGGTGCTGTCGACCTCGCAAACGATTTGCTCCTCATTCACGACCAGAGCGCAACAGGGCAAAAAGAGAAGAAAATCACAGTTCAGGACCTCAAATCAGCCCTTAACATCCCGCCTTCGTCGACCGACGAGAAGGTGGCCGTGGTGGCTGGCGGGACTGCCGGGTACATCTGGGGCACCGATGGCACCGACGGCGTCATCCGAATGGGCGCGGGGCTCAGCTGGACGAAGGACTCCGGCAACGCTTACGTCACTCTGAGCGTAAACGTCGTGGACGGCGGGACGTTCTAAGCCATGCCGATCATCCAGCTGCGGCGGCGCACGACTGCTGGCAGCCCGACCGGGCTGCTCGCGGGCGAGCCCGCCGTCAACCTCGCCGAGCGCAGGCTGTGGGTGGGAGACGGGAGCGCCTCGTTGTTGGTCGCCGATGGCGGCGTGCTCGACGCGCTCGGCATGTTCTTCATGGCGCCGTTTCTGCCGAACCCATCGGCCAGCTGGCGCTGTCTCTGGCCGTTCACCGGCGCCGGGACGACCATCGCCGTTACCTCCGGCCGCTGCTATTTCGTCATGTTCCCGGTGCTGCAGGCCATCACCGTAACCGCCCTGGGCATTGAGGTGTCGACCGCGGCGGCTGGCACTGCGGAGGTCGCCATCTATGCGGCTGACGGCACATCTAAGCGGCCCGGCACGCGGCTGGCGTACGTCTCGGGCCTGAACACCGGCGCGACCGGCGTCGTCTCGGGCGCCGTCAACATCACGCTGCAGCCCGGGCTCTACTGGGTGGCGCTGCGGTGCTCGGCTAACCCGACGCTCCGCGGCGCTGCGGGCCCGGTCGCGTTTGGCATCGCCACTGGCGGCAACAACCGCGTCAACCACCTCTTCAACGCGGACGCCGCTCTGACCTCTCCCGTGACGTCTGACCCGACATCGCAGGGCGTCGGCACCGTGCCGCACATCTACGCGCGCTGGTAAAACATAGGAGAACGAACATGACCCCAACCATGGCTACCCTCATCACCGTTGCCATCATCGTCGCCATCGGCGCGATGCGGCAGGCGGGCATCATCGACTCGTCGGTCGAGGACACTGCCGTCGCCGTGTTACTCGGCGGCGGCGCCGGGTACGCCATCGGGCGTGCACAGAGGGCGGTGCAGTGACGGACCGCGTGTCTGTCCGGGTGCCGGTCTGGCTCGATGTCGCGAGCGGAGAGGCCGAGTACGTCACGCTGGAGGGCGAGCCGGACCGCGATTACGGGCTCGTGTTCGGTCCGGACCAGATTGACCGCTGGCTGGCTGCGCGTGACGAGGCGGTGCGGAGGCGCGTGGTTAACGAGCCGCGGCGCCGACGGAGGCGGGTCTGAGCCGGTGGGCCGCGGCGCTGGCTGCGGCTGTGGTGCTGGCCGGGTGCGGCGCGCCTGCAGAGTTGCCAGCCCCGCCGGGCATCGTTACGGCCACTCCGGCGCCTGCATGGGTGACGGCGCCGCTGGACATCGACCCGCAGCCGGAGGCCACGCCATGGCCCGCGCAGTTGACCGAGGCGCAGATGCGCGAGGTGCTGCGGCTGGCCGGTTGGCCAGACGAGCTTGTTGACGAGGCGCTGGCTGTTTCGTGGTGCGAGTCGCGCTGGAGCCCAGGCGCTGTTGGGGATTCCGGTCGGTCAGTCGGCCTGTTCCAGTTATGGACCGGCTGGTTCCCGGCGGTCGGCCTGCCGCTGGAGCGATGGGATGACCCGGTCGTAAACGCGGCCACGGCGCTCCGTGTGCTGGAACGCCGCGGGAGATGGGGCGGGTCGGGCGGGTGGAGTTGCTGGCCGTTAACGACCGACTACGACAAAGCAGCTGTAGCCACCCAGAGAGTGGTGAAGAGCACTTCGCCGAAGAATGCAGCGATGGCAACCCGCAGCCACCGCCCCTTCTCCTCCTGAATCGTCGCGTTCTGCAGGTCTGCGTTGTCTGCCAGAGAGCAGAGCAGCGCGTAGCGTAGCTCCGAAAGCTCGGTGTCGAAGTGTTCGTCGAGCAGCGTCTTCGGACCGAACGGGTTCACAAACTGCCGGGGCCAGTTCACCAGCACCGCCGCGTACGAAAGGACGACGAAGCAGAGAAGCGCAGGTACCAGCAGCCAGGCGGCCCAGCCCTGGCTCGGCAGCGCGAGGGCAGTCAGACCAAAAACGACACCGCCAACACCGAAGATTTGGTTGGCTTTCGCTTCGATGGCGGCCCACCCCTCCAGCTGGCGGCTGGGCCAGTCGCGGAACAGCTCCCACATGAAGCTGACCGTCTCCGGGTTCCATGTGTGCGTTGGTTTATCCGACATGTGACACCTCCTGATTTGCCGGGGATGTCAAGCATCCCCGTAGCAGATTTCAAACCGACCACGACCGACTGCGCCATCGGCGCCGAACTCGACCCAGATTTAGGCCGCACCATCGCCGAGCCGGGAGAGCGTCACCACCACAGAGGCGGTGATTTTGTCGCCCTCCCAGAGGGCGATGATGTGCTTGCCCCGCATCGCTGGGATTGCACGGCGGGCGAGTGCTGCCCGCAGGGCATACACCGCGGCCGCCCAGTCAGCGGCCAGCATGCGAGCGCCGAGGTTGTAGCCATCGGTCAGGATGGCCATCCCGCCCTCCGGGGCGAGCGAGACGATGGCCTTGTGGCCACCATCGGCGGCCAGTTCGACCCGGATGCCATCCGGGCCTTCGGTGGTGAGGGCCCAGGCCGTGCGCGCCCAGTTGAGCGCGCTTGCGGTCTCGGCTGCGGTAGTGGGGGTTGCCATCGGAGTCCCTCCTCGGGGGTTAGGCTCCCCGCTCCGGCGGGGGCAGTCACAATAGTGGCAGATTCTGCCGGTGATGTCAACTGCCAGTTTAAATCTTTACCTTCAGCCCGCGCGCCAGTTCACGCATGGCGAGGACGGCGACCTGCGGGACAGGCCACTCTCCCCGCTCCCATGCCCGGACGGTGCGTTCGGCCAGCCCAAGAAGCCGGGCCAGCTCTGGTTGGGACAGGCCATAACGGGCCCTATACTCACGGACCTCCTCGGGAGTCACAACAGCAACCCCCGAATCTGCCCGAACGCCTGGGCGATTTCCATGTATCGCGCAGCCGGGCTCTTGGTCTCGTCGGACGAAACAGCCGCGATGTAAAGCAGCCGTCGTCCTATCTGGCGCCGGGCTGCGACAGAGCGCGGCGGCAGCCCATGCACTGGGTACGCATCTAGCTCTGCCGCCAGCATACCCAGCGCCTCGGCCAGCGCCCCGTCGGCTCTGCGCCGCAGTTCGGCTGAGTCGAGCGGAGAGCACAACAGCGGCAGCGCCGCACGCGTCGCCGCACCGATGGCAGCTTGGCTGATTGACCATTCCATGGTGGACCTCCTCGATGTTCTGTCCCTATCGTATGGCAGATTCTGCCGCGTGTAAATGGGCCAGCGCCTGCCGCCAGTAATGCGTGTTCAGAGCGGCCTGTTCGAGGGCCCGGACAGCGGCGTCCCGGTCGGACACCATGACCCTGTACTGCCCATCGGTTTGCAGCCCGAGCCCGGAGTCCGGCAGCCCGGCCGCGATCGAGACGATGGTACGGACGCGCCGGAGCACCGGGGCAGACACGTCCAGCTCGCGGTTCAACAACACCCAGCGCCGCTCCGGCAGGCGGGCCAGCAAATCGGCGGCCAGCACGTACGCCTCGGCCAGACGGGCATACTGCGGCGGGATGGCAGTCGGCATCGGCGGCGCAGTGGCGGGGAGTTCAACTCGCTGCCGCTCGTATGCGGTATCCCGCCAGAAGTGCGGCCCGCAGAGCCCCTCGTGGGCTCCCGGCGCATCGCACCCGCTGGCCCGGCAGGGTTGAACTGGCCCAGGCGGTTCCGGCGCCATGTCGTGCCAGCTGTCGCCCAGTCGAACGTCCCGGCGACCAACATCAACCCACATGGCGGCCCCTCCACACTGCCAGCTCGTCCTCGAATCCCTCCCAGTCGGCTGGGATGATGTCCAGCCGCTGTGACGGCGCGAGGATCCTCATGGCTTCCTCTGCCAGCATTCTCGCCAGCGGCACCGGTACAGCGTTCCCGATCTGTTTGTACTGCTGGCTCCGGGAAACCTCAGTCGGGAACCGAAAACCGACTGGATCAAAGCCCTGGAGACGCATGCATTCCTCGACCGTCAGCCGCCGATACCCACGGCTGTCGCGGATAACCAGATGATTATTCCCGCCCTCGCCCATCGAGGCCAGCATGGCTGGGGCTACGTCGCGCTTTATCGCCCTCACGTAAGTCCTCCGCATTTGGAAAATCCTGCTGCCGGGGGTCGCTGAGGAGGCCTGTTCAAACAGCGCAACCCATTTCGAGTCGGGAGGAAAGTAGTGCCAATGGTCGACCGGCTCCGCAGTGTCGAGGAACTCATCGAGCGGCCGGAGCGCCACACGTGCGACTGGCAGCCGGAAATCGTTTCTCGGGAATAGGTCTGACCTCACCGCAGCCATGAAAAGCCGGGGACGATTCTGGGGAATACCGGCATGCACGGCTGCATTGAGCACAGCGGCATGCCGCCCCGGGTCGAACCAGTAACCGGCGCCCTGCAACGCCGCCGTGACCTCGGCGAATGTCCGGCCGGAATCGTGCGTACGCAGGTGGGGGACATTTTCCAGAATTACTATCTTCGGCCGCGCCTCGCCGAATTCGGCGAGGATCCTCGTGATTTCGAAGAAGAGCCTGCCCCTCTGGTCGTTGAATCCTCTCTTAGCTCCGGCGACCGAAAAGGGCTGGCACGGGAACCCGGCTGTCAGCACGTCCACCGGGGCGAGACCATCGGCAGCTACTGAAAGCTCAGTGACCGATTTCTCGATCAGCCGAGTGCTGGGGAAATTAACGCGGTGCGTCGCCGCAGCCCATCTGTCCAGTTCGTTTGCCCATATCACCGAGAAACCTGCCCGCGCGAAAGCGAGCGAAAACCCGCCCATGCCTGCAAACAGGCTTGCGGCAGTGAACGCTGGCATGCCGACGGACACGTCCCGTTCCAGCGTCAGCGTCAGCTCCTGCCGGTCACGCGTTCCGGTCGCCCGGACGCCGGTGATGCGCCAGCCGCCCAGCGCGTACGTGGCTGCCAGCCAGTCCCAGTCGACCTTCTCGTCGCCGTCTCTTGCCATCATGCCCTCCGTGCGCCATCATGTTCTCGGGTCTGAGCCGTCAGGACCTCCTCAGGGAGATGGGGCGCTGCGAAGCGCCCCATCACTCTTTACAGGCCGCATGCGAGTCGACCGCTCGGTTCGAGGATCACCAGCCGCTCGCGCGCCCGGGTCACCCCGGTGTACATCAGCCGGATCATGGCATCCTGCCCGGCCCGGGTCGCCAGCGACTCGGCGCCCTGCAGCGACAGGTCCGGCGAGATGACCACGTTGTCGGCCTCGCCGCCCTTGACGCTGTGGATGGTGCCGAGGATCAGCTGGGGGCGTTGACGCAGGCGGCCGAACCCGCCGCGCCGGGCGATCGCCGCCATGAACTCGATGGTGCCGCGGTACTCGCGTAACGACGCCTGGGCCAGCCAGTCGAGCCGCAGGTCGGCCATCCCGGCCCGGGCCTCGTCAACCAGCGCGTCCGCGACCATGTCGATGTTCAGGGCGGGCGGGTTTGCTAGCAGGCGGTCACGCGCGCCGCGCTCCGCGAACTGGTCGGCCCGCAGCATCCGCAGCCAGATCGCGAAGTCCTCGCCGCTCCAGAGCCGGGCGTCGTCGCCCCAAACCTCGGGGTGAGGGCGCAGAAACGCCAGCACCCGCGACACCGTGCTGATGCGCCCCTCGCCGACCTCCTCGCGCAGGGGGTTGAGAGAGGTGTCGGCCCGGCGGTAAGGGTTCCACCACGGCATCCCGGCATCCCGCAGCGCAGCCATCAGCGGGCGCAGCATGTAACCGCAGGTCGTCAGCACCATGGTCGTGCCGGGCAGTTCCTGAACGAGCCGGATCACACTGTCGGTTTCACGCAGCCGGAAACCTGCGCGCCTGACCTCGCCGTCCTCTGGCCGCGGCCGATACCACCGGCCGCGCGACATCGGGCCCGAGTGCTGCAGCAACAGCGACTCGGCGAACCGGTGCACCTCGCCCGGTAGGCGGTAACTGCGGTCGAGTAACAGCTCGTGCCAGCCTTCCTCAAACAGCGGGGCCGGGGAGGCCCCGGCCCACTCGTAGATCGTCTGGGCCGGGTCACCGGCCACCACGACCTCGTCGACAAACCGGGCCCAATGCCGCACCAGCGCCCAGCCCGCGGGCGTGAGGTCTTGCGCCTCGTCGACGATGAGCACCGCTGGCCGCAGCGGCGGCGGCAGTCCCCGGCGAACCGGCAGCGTCAGCATGTCAACGAAATCGATGGCCTCGTGCTCGGCCTTGAACTCGGCCCATGCCCGCGCGAGCGCCGCGAACCGCGGCGGCGGGTCGGCATCCGGCGCCGCCGACTCGCGCCACCGCTGGAACTCGGCGAACAGCTCGCCCTCACGCGACTCGGTCCCGAGCGGGTCTCCAGGGTCGCGCTCGGCGCCGATCCGCCAGTCGTCCCGGGGCGCGCGCTGGTTCCACTCCCTCGCCAGTTTCCCGGCCTCGGCCACCGACGGACGGCCCAGCGCGCGGTATGCATGGCTATGCAGGGTTCCAATCGCTTCCGGATTTACATCATCGATCCGGGCGGCCAGCACCCGCGCCGCAGTGCGTGTGTGCGAGGCGAGCAACAGCGACCGGTGGGGCAGGCCAGCCACGAACGACTGCACCCAGGACGTTTTCCCAGTACCGGGCGGCCCGATGACGCGCGTCAGCATCGCTTCCTCCAGACGCGCCAGCCAGCTCCCTCGGCGTCGTTCCACGTGGCCGGTTCCCACCCGGCCTGCCGCGCCCACGTGGCCGCTGTCCGCTGGTGAATGCGCAGCCCCAGCCGCACTTCCAGCCAGACAAGCAGGCGGCCCAGCGCGACCCAGTGGTATGCGTTGCCGCCGACGGTCCGCCGGACAACCGAGCCGCGCCGCATGAGGTCTTCCGTTGCGGTCGGCAGGTCGAGGTCGCCGTCCGAAACGCCGCGCTCGGCGATGAGCATTTCGACCCAGCTGTTCCATTGTTCAGCGCCGGGCGGCAGGGCCTCGATGCGCTCGGCGAGGATCAGCAGCCGGGCGGCAAACGCCTCCCAGTCGCCCCGGTCCCGCTGGGGTATGATGTAACCCGTCGCGTTAGCGACCGCGCGCCGGACAGCCAGCTGTGACAGCAGGTCAGCCCCGATGGAAACCTCGCGGCCGTCTTCCAGCGCGATGTGCCACTCGACCCCCTCCGGCGCCTCGTATGCGATGATGCGCCGGACCGGAACCGGCAGGCCCGCCTGTGTCCACGCCATGGTCACAAGCTCGCTCCGCTGCGACGGGGTGAGCGTGGCGATGTCGTCCTCGGACAGGCCTGGGCGTTCATCCAGCTCCTCCGGAGTGACCGGGTCCATGCCGGTTAACTCGCGCAGCTCGCGCTGTTCGTGGTCCCGCCGCCAGATCGACCTCAGGATCGTCTCGACCTCAGCCCGGGGCAGGGGAGGCATGCAGAGCCGCTCGTTAATCTCGTGCAGGCGTGCCTGCACCTCGAACGGGTCATCGCGGTGGGTTGCTACCAGCCAGCCCGCCACGCGGGTCAGGTTGCCGTTTCGCTCGCCCTCTGGCCAGTGACGAGTTAGCAGCCCCTCGATGCCTTCGGCACCGTGCCGCTCGATGGGGGCATGGCGCCGGATGTCGGCGAGGTACGCCGGGGGCAGGGCCGGGATGTCGATCTCGTACACCGCCCGCTCGGCCTCCCAGCCATACGGGCGGCCGCTGGCATGGGTTGATGGCGGGGCGATAATCTGCCCGCCGTCAGCCCGGATGTCAATCCCCGGCCGCCAGCCCGCCCGGCTCTGGATCTCGGCGCCCCCGGGGTGCCGGAAGAGCAAGTGCAGTCCGCCCCCGCCGGTGATTGCCCGCGGGCCGTCCGGCAGAGGGCCCAGATCGCGCTCCAAATCGGCCAGTGACTCGTCGCCGCCGTGGCCGGGGTCGACGTCGATGACGACCAGCCCTGAAACCGCGCCGGTGACGATGCTGATGTTTGCCTGCGGCCAGCGCCGCCCCCACCACTCGATGACCTTCTCGCGGGGCGCCCGCATCCGCTGGTACGCGGCCCACGGGATGAGCGGGTGCTTGCCCGGGCTCGCGCAGGCCATCCGCCCGCACGAGCACCGGACCTCACCCGTCTCGGAGATGATGGGCCACGCGGCTGGGACGACCGACAGGCCCAGATCGAAGTACTTGAGGGCGGCTTCCAGTCGCTCAGACGGCATCGGTCCCCGCCCTCAGTGTCGAGAGTGCGGGGATGAGCGCCGAGCGCATCGCCTCGACCTCGGTCAGCTCGTCAGGTTCCAGCGCCCTACCGGCCGAGAACGTCGGAACGCTGTACGTCACGCCCCCAGCCGACTGGACCCGGTTGAGCGTGATGGTCGTCCGGAGCCCCCAGTAAGGCAGGCCAGTCGCGATCAAGGTGTTGACGATGTACTGCCGGGCGACCGCCGCGGCCGACGGTGGCAGGGCGAGCAGCATGGGGAACTGGCCAGGCGCCCGGGCGATGAACAGCCGGGTGATGAGTCGGCAGGCCTGTCCGCGTCCGCTCGAGCCGAACTGCGCGTTTGGACAGGTGGCGCAGCTGCCGCCCGGGTCGCCGACGCCGGTGACTGCGTCGTCGCTGGCGCAGGCGGGCGGCTCGCTGCCGCCGTCGAACGCGGTCGCCCAGTACGCGCGGGTCAGCTGCCGATGGATGATGATGACGTCGAGAGCCTTAACCGCCTCGCCGGTCGGCAGCTCCCATGTGGTGCCGCCGCCCGCGGGGATGCGCAGGCGGGGCAGGTCGGCCAGCCCAGGGCGTTCGCCCGGGGCGAGGATGTCCTCCATGCCGTACCGGGTGGCGGCGGCGATGGGGCGCGGGGTGACGGGTTCGATGTCTGCCATGGCTAAAACCTCCTCAGTGTGTCGATTCCGATGATGACGACTGCGGCGATGAGGATCGCCTGCACCAGCATGGTGGCCATCAGCGCGCCCTCACCCGCGCCCTTGGCCGGTTCGTGATGATGACGACACCCTCCGCCCATGCGGGCGGTTCGCCGTACAGGTCGAGGTGCGACCGGATGATCGCGCTGAGCGTTTGCGTCTGAACGCGACGGCGGGCGATGTCGCCGAGCCCCTCTGCATCCAGACGCTCGACCAGAATGTCCTGAACCTCGTCGATGGGCCTCGCCCAGACCTCGTTGGCGAGGTAGATGGTGGATGTCGCGGTGCTGAGGTTCTGCAGCCCCGCAGAACTCATCGCGTCCACGACCTCGGCCTCCAGCTGGTCAGCCAGCTGGGTGACCTGCCGGAGTTCCGTTTCGAGGCGGCGTTTCTCGCGTACCACCGCCTCGAACCGGGCTGCCAGTTCCCCGATATCCGTCATGTGTGACCTCCTCGATGTACTGGATTGCTGCGACCGCCTCGTCGGCGGACCGTGCCACGATTGCGATGCCCCCGGCCTGCCGGACGCGCTCCAGCCAGACACTCTGCAGCGGAGTCGGCTGCCCGCCTGGGCGCTTGACCTCGATGGCCAGAAACCGGCCGCGGTAACAGGCGACGTAGTCCGGCAGGCCCGCCCCGCCGTAGGCCCCGGTCGTGCTGATCAGCGCGGCGCCCCGCGCCGTCAGCGCCTCGTGGATGGCCCGCCGGATGGCTCTCTCGCTGGGCATCGGCCGCCAGCGTAGATCATCGTTGACATGGCGCGCAACCCCTGCCATCATCAGCGCCATGACTGCCCCTCTGGCCGTCGCGATGCCGTATGCGGCCCCCTCGCGGGCCCATGACTCAAACGGATGGCTCGCATCGATAGTCACGATTAGTCAGGATTTAGTTGGGATTAGTTGGGATAGTTGGGTATCTGGAGATTTTCGCCCCTCGCGCCGAAATGGCCGGAATCCCAACTAATGCCGACTAAATCCTGACTATTCCCAACTAAATCCGAACTAGGCCCGCCCTGACGGGCCTAGTTTGACGGAGGGCGAGGCCCCTGCTAGGCTGTGGGCGAGGAGGTGAGCATGGATCTCTGGCCCCACCAGCGCCGCGCCCTCGACTGGCTGGCGGCGCCGGAACAACAGGCGGGCGGCCTGCTACATGTCGCCATGGGGGGCGGCAAGACGCGGATCGCCATCGAGTACATGCGCCAGCGCGAGGCGAAGCGGGCGCTGATTACCGCCCCGCTGGCAGTCCTGCCCGCATGGCAGCGCGAGCTGGGCCGGTGGTGGCCCGACCACCCGCCGGTCATCGATGCGTGGACCGGGCCGATCGTCAAACGCGCCGCCCGGGCCCTGCAGGTCGCCCAACAGGGCGGCATCGTCCTGAGCAACTACGATGCGGTCTGGCGCGCGCCGCTGGGTGACACTCTCGCCCGAACCGAGTGGGACGTAGTCATCTGGGACGAGTCCCAGCGGCTTAAATCGCCCAGTTCACGCTCGAGCCGATACGCGGCCCGGCTGCGGCGGCAGGCCCAGGCGGTGTTACTCCTGAGCGGCACCCCGATGCCGCAGGGCCCGCACGATGTCTGGGCCCAGCTGCGGGCCTGCCGCCCCGAGGTGTTCCCCCCGGCCTACACGGCGTTTCTCGCCCGGTACACCATCGCCGGGCGATTCGGCCTCGGCAACATCGTCGGGTACAGGAATCTGTCGGATTTCGAGGCCCGGCTCTCCCGGGTCACGTTCCCGGTCGACGTCTCGCATCTGGAACGCCCCGACTCGATCGTGGTCGACATCCCGGTTCAACTGGAGCCCGGCGCCCTGCGGGCGTACCACCAGCTGGCCTCGTCGATGGTCGCCTCGATCGGCGAGGGCGAGCGGGTCAGCGTGTCGTCGGTGCTGACGATGCTCCTCCGGTTGCAACAGCTAACAGGCGGCTGGCTGCCATCGGACGAGGGCAACCCGGTGCAGGTCAGCAACGCGAAACGCGAGGCGCTGCGCGAGCTGATCGAAGAACTCCCACCGAGCGAGCCGCTGGTGGTGTTCTGCCAGTTCAGGCGCGACCTCGCCACAGTGCATGAGGTTGCCCGCGAGCTGGGCACCACGTCGGCGGAGCTGTCGGGCGGCATCAACCAGCTGGCCGAATGGCAGGCCCCCGACGGACCCCGCATCCTCGCAGTCCAAACCCGGAGCGGTGGAGTCGGCATCTCGCTCGTCCGGGCGGCCTACGCCGTCTGGTACTCGCTGACGTACTCCTACGGCGATTACGAGCAGGCGCTGGCCCGGCTCGTGCGCCCCGGCCAGACCCGCCCGGTGACGTTTTACCGGTTGCTCGCCCGCGGGACCGTTGACGAGCGCATCGCCCGGACGCTCGAGCGTAAGGGCGACATCATCGAGGAGATCGCGGCGGAAATCACCCGCCGACATGAGGAGGTGTTCTGTGCCTGACGACGATGGACGCATGACCATCATGGAAGCCGTCCTGGCCCTTAGTGGCGGCGACCTGGCCGTTGACCCGCCGACCATTGACGACCCGGCTGCCGCGCTGACTGTCATCGCTGGAGGGGCGTGGCTGGAGCTGATGTTCGAGGATGGCTGGCCGCGGCCCCGGGTGTATGGCGCCCTGTACTGCGATGCCCCGGGCGGGCCGTACAAGTGGCGCATCAACGGCCATGTCGAGCGGGAGCTGTAACGGGGTGGCATGGGTTGATGTCGGTCGCCGGGATGTGCGGCTGGGCTGGTCACTCGACCTGCCCCCGGCCCCGCCCGAGCGCCCCTGCGAGCACGACTCATATCACCGCCCCAGCCGGTTCGATGGGCTCTGCGGCATCCATTGGTGGCGGGTACATGGCGGCACCGCGACGACCCGCAGCCGGTATCGTCCGTTCATGGTTGCCGCCGATGCCGCGCTGGAACGGGCCCTCGCCATCATCGAGGCCGCCCCGCTCGGTGAACCTGTCCAGGTCAACCATCAGCTGGCAGGCGCCACCCAGCACGTGCGTGGACTGGTCCGGCAATTCCTCGCTGTCACCGACGGCTCCGGCGCCATGATGGCCGGGACCGCACGGTCGCTGACTATCACTGTCACCGACCGTACTCTGGCCGCAGAGACGCTGCGCCGGTGGTATGCTGACTTCACGGAGGGTTCAGATGCAACCTTGGGCTAATCGATTCTCGGCCCGCGAGTACGATGACACCGTGCAGCTGAGGGGAGACTGATGCCAGCCATCCGCCGCTGCGAACACTGCGGCCGCATCCTCCTCGCTGGCCAGCGCTGCCCCCGGTGCCGCCAGCGCGGTGCGCCCCGCGGCTGGGACTGGTCGATGCGCATCGTTCCCGCCGTTCTCGAACGCGACGGTCACCGTTGCGTCTTCTGCGGCCGACCATGCCCGCACCCTCGCCACCATCACGTCGACCATATCATCCCCCGGTCGCAGGGCGGCAGCGATGACCCCTCGAACCTCCGAACGGTCTGCGCCGAACGGAACCTCACCGGGCGCTGCCCGTTTTTTAAGGGGTCCCCGCACGGAGAGGGCCGCACCCTCGATTCGCCGCGCATACCAAATCCCCCGGGAGCCGCGTAATGCCGGGCCGCGCGCGAACACCCCTCACTCTGCTGTCCAACACCGCGGGCGGGCGGGCCCCGTCGGCGCCCCAAATCGCCCAGGCGGAGGGCGAGATCCCGCCGTTTCCGCTGGCAGATACCGGCGACCGGCGGGCCGCGAGGGACTTCTGGGCCCAACTCTGGCGGTCGTCGGTGGCCCGGCTCATCGACCCGGTCGCCGACGCATACGCCCTGCAGCGCTGGATGCAGGACATCGACGAATTTGAGCGGCTCTCGTTCTACTGCGCGGCCTCCCCGGTCGTAAAGGCCGGGTCTGGGCCGCCCCGACTGAATCCGCTTTACGCTCGGGTCGCCCAGCTGAGCCGGGCTCTGGCCGAATGGGAAGAGCGGTTCGGCATCACGCCACGCGGGCGCCAGTATCTGCGCGTCCAGCCGGGCGAGGACCCCGCGCAGGCGGTGCTGGCCATGCTGCGCGAGCCGTTTGAGGAGGACATCGACGATGGACTGGCCTAGGGTGACTGTCCGTGGCCGCGAGTTTCACTCGCAGGGCCCGTTCGTCAGGCGGTTCATCGAGCGGCTCTGCCGCCTGTCCGATGCCGAGTGGGCTGGCCGCCCGTTCCGGCTGATGCCATGGCAGCGCGAGCTGGTCGATGAGCTGTTCGAGGTCGACCCGGGGACTGGCCTGCGGATCTATCGCCGCGCACTCATCGGCCTGCCCCGTAAATCAGGGAAGTCCCAGCTGGCCGCCGCGCTCGCGCTGTACCTGACGCTGGCAGACGGCGAGCCCTCGGCCGCAGTGTACTGCGCCGCGGCCAGCGAGGAACAGGCCGACGTGGTGTTTGAGGCGGCCCGCCGTATGGCCATGACGCCGCCCCTCTCGGCGCTCTGTGAGGTGCCATCCCGGAACGTCATCGCCTCCCGGGGCGACCCGTTTTCGGCGCTCCACCGGCTGAGCGGCAAGGGGTCGACGAAACACGGCCTGAACATCCACGGGGTCATCCTCGACGAGCTGCACGCATGGGGCGTCGGCCAGCAAGAGGAGATGTGGCAGGCCCTCGTGACGGGCTCCGGCGCCCGCCGCCAGCCGCTCCAGATCGCCATCACGACTGCCGGGGCCGACCTCGAACAGAGCCGGTGCGGCCAGCTTTACCTCCTTGGGCGGGAGCTGGAGGAGCGTGGGCACGACGCCATGCGCGAGGCTGGGTTCCTCTTCCGGTGGTGGCAGGCGCCGGACGGCTGCGACCATCGCGACCCGGCCATGTGGCGGCTCGCCTCGCCCAGTTACGGCGTCATCGTGTCGGAGGGGTTCTACCGGGCCGAGTTGGCGACCATTCCGGAGGCCGCGTTCCGCCGGTTTTACCTCAACCAGTGGGTCCGGCAGGGCGATGTCCCGTGGGTCGATGCCGCCGGGCTCGATGAGGGCCGGGTGCAACAGGTCGAGTTCTCGCCGGACGAGCCGGTTTTCCTCGGAGTCGACCTCTCCGAGAGCCGGGATGCGACCGCCGTGGCGGCGGTCCAGCTGCGAAACGGCCCAGGGCGGCCATGCGGTCACACCTCCGGGCCCTGTCTCTGGGTGGATGTACGGGTTTGGGAGCCGTCCAGACTGCCCGATGGGCGACTGGACTTCAGCTGGGAGCTGCCGGTGGCCGAGGTGCTCGACCACATCATGCGCCGCTACGCAGAGCTGCGCGCCAGCGGGGCCATTTTCGACCCGTGGCACTCCCGGCTGATCCAGCAACAGCTGGCCGAGGAGGGACTGGCAGTCGAGGAGGTCTGGCAACAGGGCGCTCGGCGGGCCAGGGCGACCGCGGTGCTGCGCCAGTACATCGCCGAGGGCCGGTGTCACTGGTCCGAGCCCGCATTTCGGCGCCATGTGATGGGCGCGACGGTCAAGAGCACCACAAGAGGCGGCGAGGCGATCGTTAAGTCGTCCAATGGTGCTAGAATCGACGCAGCCATGGCTGCCATTCACGGCGTTTACGGGCTCGAATTCCTCCAGCCGACCTCCGGGCGGCTGGTAATGGCGGTGGCGAGTGTCTAGGTTCCTCCTCGGGTCGCTCGAACTGGCCGGAGTCATCACTGCCCATGTCGGTCTCTGGCAGATTTACCCGCCAGCTGCTATCGTCGCGGCTGGATTGACTGCCGTCGGGTACTCGGTGTTGCTCGGGAGGACGTCGTGATTTGGCGGGCATTCCGAGCTGCGCCGCCCCGGGGCAGTTCAAACCCCCTCCTGGCCCTCTTGACCTCGGCATTCGGCGGCAGGGCCGCCGACGGCGAGCTGGTCACGGTGGACACCGCCATGCGAGTCGCCGCGGTTTACGCCTGCGTCTCGCTGATCTCCCGAACCATCGCCGCTCTGCCCCTGCACGTTTACGAGCGGACCCGGGCGGGCGGCCGCATCCTGATGCGGACCCCGAGCACGGAGTTCCTCTGGCGGCGCCCGAACCCCGAGATGACCCGGACTGAGTTCTGGGAGGGCGCGATCGCCCATGCGGTCCTGGAGGGCAATGCGTTCATCTACGTCGCCCCGGCCGCCAACATCTCGGGCCGCCGCCCGGCCGAACTCTGGCCGCTCGACAGTAGCCGGGTGACCATCGGCGGCCGCGACTCTCAGGGCCGGATGACCTACGTCATCGACGGCACGACTCCGCAGCTGAGCTGGTCGCAGGGCGGGAACATCCTGCACATCCGGGGCCTGACTCTCGACGGCATCTCGGGAGTCTCGCCGATCGCCGTGGCCGCGACCTCGATCCGGACTGCATACCTCTCGGCCCAGTCGGCCGCTCGCATCATGGGCAGCGGCGGCATCCCCTCCGGCGTGCTGACCATCGCCGACCGGATCACGCAGGAGGAGGCCGACCGCATCGCCGCTGAGTTCGAGGCCCGGCATGGCGACCGGCGCTCCGTGCTTGTTCTGAACCGCGAGGCCAACTGGAAACCGGTGGCCATCTCGCCGGACGACATGCAGGCGATCGACACCCGCCGTTTCGAGGTGGTGGACATCGCCCGGGTGTTCGGAGTCCCGCCGGAGATGATCGGCGCCGGGGCAGAGGGTGCCTCGCTCACCTACGCCAACGTGCAGGACCGGATGATCCAGTTTACCCAGCTGAGTCTGCAGCCGTGGATCGCTCGGATTGAACAGGCGTTGAGTGATGAGCTGCTTCCCGCCGCGCAATATGCTAAATTTGACCTGCGCGGCCTGTTGCGTGGAAACTCCGAGCAACGGGTCCACTACTACACCGCTCTCGCGGGACTGGGCGCCCTGACGGTAAACGAGATCCGCGAGCTGGAGGACATGCCAGCGCTGGAGGGCAGCTGATGACAGAAACGCTCCTCGTCCGCGGCACGGTCAGGGCGACCGATCCGGAGGCCCCCATCGTCACTGCGGTGGTGTCCACGGAAAACGTCGCCCGTGACGGGGCCATCATCCGGGCCGATGGCTGGGTGCTCGACTCCTACGTCAGCAATCCGGTGGTACTCTGGGGCCATGACGACTCCAGCCGCCTGCCGATCGCCCGGGCCATCAGCACGGAGGTCCGCGGCAACGAGCTGGTGCAGGTCCACGAGTTCGACGATGCCGACCCGCTTGCCGCGGTCATCCTCCGGAAAATCCGCGCCGGGTTCATCAACGCTACCAGCGTGCGATGGCGCCCCGGCGAGACCGAGTGGCGAAACATCGACGGTCAGCAGGTGCTCGTGTTCGTCCGGGGGCACGAGCTGCTGGAGGTCAGTTATGTGGCCGTCCCCGCTGACCCTGGGGCCCTTGTCCAGCGGGCGAACGGCCGTGCGCTGGCCGAGATATTCCCACCCCCGGCCAAGCATAACGAGCTCGCCCGCGTCCTGCGGGAGGCCGCATCAATGTTGCTCACAGGAGGGGCAGAATGACTGAAGGACAGGTGACTGAGGCGGCGTCCGCGGTCGCGGATGCAGTCCGCCAGAGCGTGTCTGAGGTGACCACCCGCACCGACGCGCTCCTGGCCCAGACGAGCGAGGCGGTCTCCCGCATCGCCGAGGTTGTGGAGGTGCTGCGCACTCAGGCGGCGCCGGTGCAGCGCGACCCGCAGATGCTGCCGGGCAGCGTGAACCCGCTCGACTCGATGCGCAACGCGATCGAGTCCCGCTGGTGGGACGATTCCGCCTCGCTCGACGAGAACCGGCGCCGGGTTCGGGCGAACCTCGAGCTTGTCGGCATGCTGTTCGACGGCGCCAACCGGCTCTCGGTTCAGCCGCTGCGGCTGGAGATGAGCGACGAGCTTAAGGCGACCTGGCGGGCTTACCTGTTCGAGCATATGGCGCCGCCCCGCATCGTCGCCGAGGGCGTCGATGACGCGATGGCCCGGACTCCCCGGACTCGCGCGATGGACACTCAGGAGACCGGCTACGGCGCCGAGCTGGTGGGCGCGCAGTACGTCTCGACGCTCTGGGAGGCCGCGCGGCGCTCGGATGGGCTCCTCCAGTCGATCCCTGAGATCCAGATGGGCGCGCCGACGGTATACGTGCCGATCGATGGCGCTCTGCCCGAGATGTTCCTCGTCGGCGAGTCGACCACGTCGAACGCCACCCCCTACCCGGACAGCAAGGTGGGGACTGGCCGCCGGACGCTGACCGCCAAGAAGTTCACCATCCAGACCATCTGGAGCGCCGAACTCAGCGAGGACTCGATCGTCGCGTTCGCCGACATGCTCCGGACGAAACTGGGCATCTCGTACGCGCTGCATCTCGCCTCCGCCGTCTACAACGGCGACGAGACGAACGCGGCGACCGGCAACATCAACAGCGACGATGCCGACCCGGCCGACACCCGGCACTACCTCGCGTGGGACGGCATCCGGCACTACTGGCTGGTGGACGACCCGGCGAACGGCGTCAACGGGACTGGCGGCGCCATCACCGCGGCCATGGTTTATCAGGCCCGGGCGAAGCTCTACGGCGCCAACAACTCGGTCAACACCATCGACAACATCGACTGGGGCACCGACCCCGGCAACCTGCGCATCGTCTGCAACCCCGGGCTTTACAACAAGCTCCTCAGCCTGCCCGAGGTGGTGACGGTCGATAAACTCGGCCCGGGCGCCACCATCGTGACTGGCCAGCTGGCCTCGATCGGCGGCGTCCCGATCATCGCCCCGGCCTACGCGCCGAAGACGGAAGCCGACGGGAAACTGTCGGCGACGGCGACCAACAACACGCTCGGCCAGCTGAGCATCGTCAACCCGCGGGGCTGGCTGCGCGGCAACTACCGCGGGTTCCAGCTGTTCATCGACCGCATCCAGCGGACCGACCAGTTCCTCATCGAGGTCTACACGCGGCAGGCGTTCACCCGGTGGGGCGCTGACGTCGCGGCTGGCGTTTACAACGTGGCGAGCGACTAGCATGACGCGTCTGCGGGTCGTTTCACGGTATCGGGCCGGTCCCCTTGCTTACGACGAGGGGCAGGTCATCGATGTCCAGCCAGAGTTCGCCGAGTTCCTGATGCGCGACGCGCCCGGCGTCTTCGTTCCCGACGAGGGCGCCGGGCAGCCCGAGCGCAGCGAAGCGACCAGGCCGGTTCGAGGGGCGCGCCAGCGGTGACCATCTACTCCCGACTCCCCGCGCTGCGGCGACAACTCGGGCTGCCGGAGGGCGTCGATGACGACGCCCGGCTGCTCGACCTCGCCCGGCAGATGAGTCGGCAGATTGACGCGATGGCCGGATATCCGCTGTATCCGGAGATTCGCACCATCCGGGTCCCTCGGCCGGTGGTGTCGCGGGGCGATCCGGCAGTCATGTTCCTTCCCCGGCCTGCCCAGTCGATCGATTACCTCGGTTATGGCTGGGCCTCGGCGGAGATCGAGTTGACCGAGGGCACCGACTGGCAGTTTGAGCTGCCATCGGTGCCCCATGTCGGCTATCGGGCAGTCCGGCTGTTGCCGGATGCTCGCGTGCAGACTTGGCCCCGTTACTGGACCCGCCTGCATGGCATCTGGGGCCCTTCGTGGGGGCGGGCAGACACCGGGGTGACCGGGTCTGTCGGTCTGTCGGGTGACACGGTCACAGTCCCGGCGGGCACGGCCGGGCTCATTTACCCGGGGGACACGATCGAGATGGGCTCGGAGTGGCTGGAGGTCACCGCGGCCTCGCCGACGACCCTGACCGTCACCCGGGCGGTGAATGGCTCGACGGCTGCGGCGCACTCGGCCGCTCCGATCCGGGTGCTGACCCCACCGGAAGACCTTGAGCGCGCCCTGCTTTCGTGGCTGGCAGTCACTGCGTGGAACGACTCTGCCGGGTGGCAGGGCTCGGTTGTTCTGACCGAGCATGGTGTTGACGCGGGAGGAATCAGGAGCACTCCCCCGTGGCGGGCAGTCGTCGCCGCGCTCGCCCCGTATCGGCAGGTGGCGCTGGCATGAGTGTCGTCAAGATCTCCCTTGAGGACATACGCATGTCGGGCCCGCTGTTTCAGCACTCTAGGCGGGCTCTCGCGCAGGGCGCGGCTGTGCTGATCGCCGACTATGCCGGGGTCGGGGCTGAAATCATGCGCAACCAGATGGAGGCGATGGGGGTTCGCCGGACTGGGCAGGCCATCAACTCGGTCACTGCCCGCCATGTCCGGCGGAGCGAGGCCGCCGCCGGTTACGCCGTCATCCTCCCGACTGCGGTGTGGGGCGGGGTGCTGTCGGTGCGTCGGGCCGGGACTGAAACCTACATTAACCGCCGCGGGCAGACCCGGACCAGGACTGTTTGGCAGCGCCGGGTTCTGCGATCCGACTCATCGCGCCCGACCCGGGCGTGGCTGGCCTACGGCATGCGGGGCGGCCGGAAACTCGGCAAGCAGCGCAACTTCTTTGGACGAACATCGACTGAGCTGCGGCGCAGATACGCCGCGGCGCAGGCGGTCGCCCAGCTGGTAAAGGCGCTCAATGATTGACACGACCGAGGTCGTCAATGCGCTGGTGGGCGCCCTGCAGAGTGTCGCGATTCAACTGCGGCCGATGGGCGGTCCGCGCCTGATGGCGGTCGTGCCCGGGGTTCCGGTGGGTGCGACCGATGTCGACCGGGCGGCCTACGTCTGGTGGGACGGCGAGGACACGGAGCGCGAGACGCTCGGCAACATCATGGTCACGCACCGGTTCGTGGTCGCGCTGGCATGGGTCGTCCGGCCCAGTCGTGCCCTATATGCCGAGCTGGAATCGGAGATTATTGACACAGTCCGGGCTGTCAAGACCCAGCTGCGGGGCGACTCGACACTGGGCGGGGCGGTCACAGACCTGAAGCTGACCCCGGCGATCCGCACCACCGGCCCACTCCTCGACCCGGCAGTGTCCAGCGGGACGTCTCCGGTGTACCATATCGTCCAGTTTGACGTCCTCATCGATGATTACGAGGCGGAGGTGATCGCGCCATGAAACAGTCCGGACTGGGAGACCGCCTGTTAGTGGGCGGGTTTGACATCAGCGCCGACATCGGCGGCATCTCTGCCCTCTCGTTCCCCTCTGATGTGCTGGATGTAACCGCTCTGCCCTCCGAGGCGCGGGAGCGCATTTACGGGCTGGCAGATGTGTCCATCACGTTTACCGGTTATTGGGACTCGGGGGCTGGCCGCCTGCATGCCGCCGCGGCTAACCATCGGACACCGGGCGAGCGGGTCGTCACGTATCTGCGCGGTGCGGGGCTCGGCAGGCCCGCTGCCGGGGCAGTCGTGCGGCAGGTCAACTATGACTGGACGCGCGAGGCGGGCGGTGCTCTGACCGGAACTGTCCAGTGTCAGGGCGCGGCCGGTTATGGGCTCGACTGGGGCGTCCAGCTGACCGCAGGCATTTCGACTCTGGGCTCGGCTGGGGCCTTGACAGGGCTTGACAACGGGGCGGCGTCGTCAACGGGCTGGTCTGCATATCTGCAGGTCGTTGGCCTGACCTCCGGCAGCCCGACGGTAGTGGTCGAACAGTCCGACGACAACGGCGGCGCTGACCCATGGGCGGCCCTCTCTGGGGCATCGTTCACCGGTCTGGCTGCCCCGGGTGGGTATGTTCTGCGCTCCGCGACTCCGACGGCTGCCGTCAAACGCTGGGTCAGGGCCCGGGCGACCGGGACGTTTTCCGGCCTGCAGTTCGTGCTGGTGTTCAGTCGCGAGCCGGTGGTGCTGTGATGGAGCGGTTCTCCCTCTCTCGCCCGCTGGCAACGCACTGGCGCCCCGCGACCTGCGAGGAGGTTGACTGCCCGCATTATCTGTTCGGCTGGGAAATCCGCCTGGACCCGGATGACGCGATTTTCGAGGCGCTCCGGGCCGACATCCGCCGGTCTGGGCGTCGTTACCGCGAGGAGGGCACCGACGATGGGCTCCGGCGGTACGTGTTCGCGGCCGGGCAGAGGTGTTTCGCCGAGCATCGCCTGCCGCTCGACCGGGAACCGGTGTACACTCATGTCAGGCCGACCGGCCAGCTGATCCGGCATGCGAGCTGGGAGAGCTGGCGGGACGAGTT